GCCTTTCTGATCCCCAGGAGACCGGCGTAGAGCCAGATTCAAGCCCGCTGGAACCGCGACTCCATGCTGATGGGTGGGTGTTGCCTAGATTGGAGTCGAAGCGTCCTGAGGCGTGTACGGGGTCGTATGGGGACGATGCCTTGAAGTGGATTCAAGCGCACATGACGTTGAAACTGCGTGGCTGGCAGGCTCACGCACTAGCACGAGCTCTTGAGCATGACGAGGACGGGGCGCTGATCTGGCGCACGGTGATTGTGACGGTAGGGAGACAGTCCGGTAAGTCTGTTCTGAGCCGGGCCCTGTGCATGTGGCGGTTGCACCACGCCGAGCTCCTGGGCGGCGAGCAGACCATCCTCCATGTGGCGAACCGCCGGCAGACTGCGGTCGAGGTGTTCCGCCCGGCCGGCATGTGGGCGCAGGCGAAGTACGGCCGCCAGGCGGTGAAGTGGGGCAACAACAACACGCAGATCGAGCTGCCGACCGGGGACAGGTGGATTGTCCAGGCGGCCAACGAGAACGCGGGTGTCGGCTACTCAATATCCATGGCTTTCGTTGATGAAGCCTGGCGCGTCGAACGTGACACCATTGATGACGCAATAATGCCGACAATGGCGGAGCGGGATAACCCGCAGCTGTGGCTGGTTTCGACGGCCGGCGACTCGCGTTCGGACCTGATGGCGGCGTACAGGCAGCAGGCCATCGACCAGCTCGACGCCCCGACCGACACCCTGCTGCTGGAATGGTCAGCTCCGCCTGGCGCCGACATTGAGCAGGTTTCGACGTGGATGTGGGGGTCGCCGGAGTGGAACCCACGCCGAAAGGCTTTCGTCAAAAGCCAGTTCGAGAAGATCGAGCACGACGCATTCCGCCGGCAGTACCTGAACCAGTGGACGATCCTCGCTAATCACTGGCTGCCGGAACGTAACTGGGCCGACTGCCTGACGGTCGAGGAACTACCGGCCGGCATGTGGCATGTCGCGGTGGAGAGCGACTTCGACGGATCCAGTCACGCGGTGGCCATCGCCGCGGTCGACGGTGACGGCCTGGTCCATGTGCGCGTCACGGCCCACCCCACGATCCGGGACGTGGACGAGAGACTTTTGGCACTCCGCGCCAGCCACCCGACCATGCACACCCTGATTACGCCCGGCTACATCGACCGACTCAGGACGCGGGCGGATGGCATCGTCGGCCAGCGGGAGGCAGTGACCGCCACGCAGGTACTGATGGATCTGTTCAACCGGCGGCTCATCCGGCACGACGGCAGCCGCCTCCTGCAGGAGCAGTTGTTCGGAACTACGATTGCCAAGCGGCAGCACGGGTGGGTGATGACCGCGCCGAAGGGAAGCGGCGGCGTTCACGCCGCCCGTGCCGTCATGTTCGCCAGCTGGGACGCGAGCAAGGCGCCACGCCCTGTTGCCATGGTTCGGGCACGCCCGAGGCGGGGCGCGTAGGATAGGACCGTGGCGCTGGTTTCTCCTGTGACCCGGCCGCTGCGTGTCGTGCAGCGGGCGGAGGCTTTGCGCTCGCAAGTCGCGGCCGCATCGGTCCAGCCTCCGCCTCCTGCCGTGCGCGAGTCGACGCTGATCCAGTTGCAGATGCAGCTCAATCGCCCTGGCACCGGCACTGTCCTTGAGGCAGTCGCCTTCCAGGTCCCCGCGCTGGTCAAGGCCCTCAAGACGTACAGCCACACGATCAGTGCGTTCCCCTTGCGCCAGTACGTCGGCGGCGCCCAGGTCGTCACCCGGACATTCCTGATGCAGCCCAGCAGGGGCACCACGTACTCGGCCGAGATGATGCGGCTCGTCAATGACTTGCTGCTGCATGACCGGGCCTACTGGCGCGTCATCGAACGAACGTGGGACAACTTCCCGGCCGCCATCGTCCGGCTGCCGGCCATCGACGTGGTCGAGTCCAACGGCGAGGTGCTGTACAAGGGATCCCCGGTACCGCTCAATCAGCTGATCCGCTTCGACGGTGACGGCCTGGGCGGCTGGCTCAAGACCGGCTACACCGCGATCACGACGGCCGCGGCCCTGGAGGATGCAACCTTCCGGTACGCCGATGCCCCACTGCCCAGCATGATTCTGAAGAACACTGGCGCTGACCTTCCGGCCGACCAGGTCGACGCAATCCTCGACGCCTGGGAGCAGGCACGGCAGGACCGCGCCACCGCCTACCTGAACAGCACCCTCGACGCGCAGCCACAGGGGTGGAACGCAGCCGAGCTCCAGCTAGTCGACGCCAAGAACCATGCAGCCATCCAAATTGCGCGGATGGCCAACCTGGATCCCATCTGGACCGGCGCCGGCGTACCCGGATCGAGCCTGACCTACTCCAACCGGGTGGACCTGTACCGCCAGCTGCTCGATACCGGCCTTACACCGGTGATGAACCTCATCACCCAGCGGCTGAGCATGAACGACGTGACCCCACGCGGACATACGGTCACGTTCGATACCAGCGTGTTCCTGCGGGGCAACCCGGCCGACCTGGCGAGCCTGGTTAGCACGCTGCTGCCGCTTGGCATCATCACCACCGACGAGGGCCGCGCACTTATGGATCTGCCGATGGAGGTTATGCAGTGAACACCCTGTTCAGCGAATCGACGCTCGTGTACGAGCTGCGCGAGGGCGACCAGGACGGCGACGTCATCGGCCACATCCACGGCCGTGCCGTTCCCTACGGCGAGGCCACCAAGGTGGGCGGCGTCACGGAGACCATCGAGCGGGACGCGTTCGACGCGGCCGAGGCAGTCGGCAAGCCGCTTGCCTACCGGCATGGCGAGCCCATCGGGATCATCACAGCGGCCGAGAACCAGGCCGATGGCCTGTACATCGATGCCGACATCATCAACACGGCCGCTGGCCGTGACGCGGCAGTGATGCTGCGCACCGGCGCCAGCCGGGGCCTGTCGGTGGGTTTCAACCCGCTGAAGACGGCCTATTCACAGACCAAGGACGCAGTCAAGCACTTGAAGGCCGGACTGCTGGAAGTCAGCCTTACCCACATGCCGGCCTATTCGGGCGCGGCAGTTTCCGCAGTGAGAGAGGAACAAAAAATGACCGAGGTCATCGAGGCCGAGGCTCCGACCTCGGACATTGAGGCCCGCGAGCAGATCGCGCAGCTGCGTGACGAGCTGGCAGCAATCCAGGCGAAGGCGCACGCAAGCGACGGGGTCGACCCAGAGCTCGCGCAGTTCCGTTCGCTTGGCGAGTACGTCAAGGCAGTGTGGCGCGGAGAGGTCGAGAACCGGGCGCTTGACGTGTCGAACCTTTCCGACGCTGCCGGCCTGGTCCCGCCGGTCTGGTTCCGGGAAATCTCGGGTGTCCTGGACCGTGGCCGGCCCTGCATTTCCGCTATCGGCGGCCCGACCCCGGTGGCCGGTGCCGGGATGACGGTCAACTGGCCCTACTTCGACGGTGACCTTTCGGCCATCGTGTCGACCCAGGCATCCGAGAACACGGAGATCAACTCGGTGGATATCGACATTAAGAAGGGTACGGCGACCCTGGCGACTTACGCAGCGGGTAACCGGCTCACCTACCAGATCATCGAGCGCACCGACCCGTCATACGTCACGGCTCATCAGCGGATCATGGTCGGGGCTTGGGGGACCGAAACGGACTACGCATTCCAGGCGGGCCTGTGGGCGAATGACACCGCGGGGATTGATTACGACTTCTCGGCAGACACCACCGGTGCCACGTTCCGGGAGGCAGTGTTCGCGGCCGCCGTCGATGTGCAGTCGGCGACCGGCATGCCGGCCGAGGTCGTGTACGTCAACTCCGCGGTGTACAAGAAGATCGGCGGCTGGTCCTCATTCCAGCCCGACTCGTACCCGGTGAGCAACGTGGCCGGCACGTTCAACGCCCGGACGCTAAACCTCAGCGTGGCCGGTCTGCCCATCGTGTTGGCGCGTGAGTTCGCCACCGATGAGACCGAGGACGCCATCGTGACCAACCGGATGGCGTGCGGATGGCTTGAGGACGGCCCCAGGTTCGCGCAGGCCGAGGTAGCGGCAAACCTCGGCCGCGAAGTCGCCATCTACGGCTATGCCACGTTCATCCCGTACATCTCGGGCGGCATCGTCAGCATTTACAACCAGGCATAGCGGTACAGGAGTCGACCGACCATGCTCGTCACAGGACAGGAGCTAGCCGACGTGCTCGGCTTGAGCTACGCCGCCGACCCGTTCGACCAGGTTGCCGGCACTGCGGACGAGATCGTCGGTCGACTCTTGACCCCGCTTGCCTACTCAAACGAGCCGATTCCGGCGCGGGAAGCGGCCCTGCATGTCGCGGTCGAGGTCTTCCAGGCCCGGTACTCGGCCGGTGGGCAGTCCGTCGCCAACGACTTCCAGCCAGGCCCGTACCGGCTCTCAAGTGCCATGACGCGGCGCGTGATGGCACTCATCGGCCCGTACATGGATCCGAGGGGCATGGTCGGATGACCGCCCTCACGACCGAGGCCCGTGGGCTGATCCAATCCGCCCTGACGGCAGCTGGGATCGATAACTATCTATCACCGCCGACCGTGCCCAAGCCCGGAATGGTGGTCGTGCTGCCGGACCAGCCGTGGGTCGACGTCGACCGGATCGGATCCCGGCTGAACTACACCTGCCGTTGGCGGCTGCTGCTGCTGGTCGACGGGCGCAGCAACGCCGGTGCGCAGCTCGACGCCGAGGGCCTGGTCGATGACGTCCTATCGTCGCTGCCGGCTGCGTTCCGCGTCACATACGTGGGCCCGCCGCAGTTCGTGGATATCGGCGCTCAGGGCCAGATAATGGCGGTAGAGATGTCTACTCAGGTCACGATGAAGGAATAGAGGAGAAATGCCAGCTACAGCCATCACGGGTTCGCAGTTCACGTTCACGTACAACGCGGTCGCGTACTCCGCGCAGGTGACCGGCGGCACGATCACGCGCGAGACCAGCGTCACCCGCATCAAGACCCTTACGGACATGGCGTACAAGTCGACGGACGATAACTGCACACTTGAGGTGTCCTGGCTCTATGACGAGGAAACCGGCCTGGTCGGTGCCCTCAACACGGCCCAGGGATCCGGGGCGGCCAACGCGGTAGCCATCGTGGGCGGGGACGCGAAGTGGACCGGGAACATGACCGTTTCCAGCGTGTCCACCGAGTTCACCGCCGACGGGATCGCTACGTGCTCCGCGACGCTGGAAGGTGCCCTCACGCTGGCTGACGCGCCGTGATGCCCGAATTGCTCGTCAGCATTGACGGGCACGTCCAGGTGATCCAGCTCGGCACGGTCGCGGCCCTAGAGCGTTTCCAGCGCACGATGGCCGAGGACAAGAAACCAGTCGAGGCCACGCAGGCAATGTGCATGGCCTATTACGCCACCCACGACACCTCGGCAAGCCTGGACGAGATCCGGGCATGGGCGACGGACCACACCCTGATGGTCCTCGACACTAGGAAGGCGCCGGACCCTATGTGGCCGGCCTGAGCCGGCAAATCATCCGGCTAGCAGTCCTACTGCGCTGCACACCGGACCAGGTGAGACAAATGGATGCAGGAGAGTTCGTGGCGATACTGAGGGAGGCGAACGGTGGCTAGAGCAAGCCGGACCTCAGACGTCGAGATCGAGGGCCTGAACGAGCTGCTACGGGACCTGCGGGCCCTACCCAAGGAGGCCAGCGCAGAGCTGCGGCTAGCGTCGCAGCGCATCGCCACGCAGCACATGGTCCCGGCGTGGAAGTCAGCCGCCAGCAACGCCGGCCCGTGGGGGGACAAGTTGCAATCGACGATCAAGGCCAAGCGTGACCGGCTGCCGTCCATCGTGATCGGTGCGCAGCGGCCCAGGTACGGCCGCGGAGCCACACCAAACATGGTCCGGTATCCGTCGGATAAGGGCCTTTCCCGCTCGTCGGATCCCTCTGCGGCGGCAACGTTCGCTGAGGGCCGTAACTGGATGCGTTTCGCCAGGTCGTATGTTCCGGGCGCCGTTAAGGAGTGGGCCCGCGCCATTGACGAGATCTGCGACAGGTTCAACTCCGACCGGAGGGGCATCGGCTGATGGCGACGCAGGGCAGGACCCTTCAGGTATTCATAGCGGCCGATACGCAGAAGTTCCGCAAGGGCCTGGACGACGCCGAGCGCAGAATGGGCGGGTTCCAAGGCGCCATCGGCGGCCTCGCCGGATCCTTCAAGAACATGCTTGGCCCGGCGATGCTCGGTGCCGGTATCGCGGCCGGTGCCCTCGCAACTCAGTTCGCGGTCGATGGCGTCAAGGCTGCCATGGAGCAGGAAGCTGCCAACAAGAAACTAGCCGACGCTTTCGCCGCCGTCGGAATCGCGCAGGACACCGAGAAAGCGAAGGCATATGTAGACGAATTGCAGCGTGCTACCGGAGTGTCAGAAGATGAGTTACTCCCGGCACTCACGCAGTTAGCCACCAAGACCGGCGACTTCAACACAGCCCAAGGGCTGCTGAATACCGCCCTTGACGTGTCGGCTCGAACGGGCAAACCTGTATCTGAAGTGGCCCAGGCCCTGGTCAAAGCGTATGACGGCAACTTCAGAAGTCTCAAGAATCTCGTACCCGAACTCGACGCTGCCACGATCAAGTCCGGGGATCTCAAACTCGTAACGGACGAGCTTCAGAAACTGTTTGGCGGGGCCGCATCCAGCCAGGCCGAGACGTTCAAGGGCAAGATTGACCGCCTGGCGCTCGGGTTCGGTGAACTCAAGGAATCCTTTGGAGAAGGATTCCTCAAAGGCATCCAGGAGGCCATGGACAAGCTGGGCGGAACTGATTCGCTCGGGCAGACCATGCAAGACCTTGAGCCGGTCATGATGAAGTTAGGCGAGGACCTGGGCCTGCTCATTGGAGACCTTCTCACCATCACCACCGAGGCAGGCAACGCGTACAAGGCGTTTACCGAGTGGAAGGACGGGATGGGGCCAATCGGAACCGCCATAGACCAGCTCCTAGTGAGCCCATTGACGCGTCTTGCCGATGCATTGCGGACCATCAATGCCCTAAGAGGAGCGGGTGACACTCCAGGAGGTGTCACGTTCGGCAGTCCAGGGGCGGGCCTGCGACCGGGCAGCACTGGCGGCGGGAACTTCGCCGCTACACCGATGGGTGCAGCTCCGGTATCGACATCGAGGGCCCCGTCGACCGTGGCACCCGTCACGGCCCTTAACAACGCCATGAAAGCCCAGGCAACCAGGACGAGCGGAAAGGTCCGGTTGCTGGCATGAGCGTCACCGGGGTGACTATCGCCGGATCCGCCGTCAACCTGGCAGCCGTCGACTACTCGATAAACGTCTACCACGGCCGCGACTCCATCGAGAACACCCCGGAGTCCTCTAGCGCAGAGCTGCTGATCTACGTCGACGGGCAGGCATCCATCCCGTACAAGATCTCCGATACCGTGGTGATCTCCTCCTGGTCCACCACGAGATTCACCGGGAACATCACGGACATCACGGTCGAGCACCTGTACAGCCTCACCGGCACGCCCGTCACGGCCGTGTCGATCATCGCCATGGGGAACCTGCGGGAGCTCGGCCGCTACGTCGATGCCGGCAGTTTCAGCGCCCAGAGCCTCCAGAACCGGGTCGACGCAATCCTGACCGGAACCGGCCTGACCTACACGGCCGAAGCGGATCCAGAGCTCGACCTGACCGCATACGCTCCAGGCCCCACGGTCGTGCGGGACCTGCTGGACGAGCTGTGCGAGTGGACCGGGGCCACGGTGTACGACACCCCGGACGGGCGCATCTGGTTCGAGTCGTACACGCGGCGTGGCTACGACTACTCCACCGCCACATGGTCCGACATGGGCACGACGACATGGGCCGGGACGGTCGGACTGTGGTCCGAGCAGTACGGGGCGACCAGTGCGGCACCCACGCCGGTGGTCCTGCCATCGGCTGCCGTTGTCTGGTCACCGACCTGGACGGCGAACCTTGAGACCATCGTGAATGACGTCACCGTGACCTACGGCACTGCGGATCCACAGGCCAGCGTCACGGTGACGGATTCCGCCAGTATTGCGATACACGGCCCCAACGAAGTACGGCTGGAGACCGGCCTAGCGGATCTCACCGCGGCGACCAGGCGGGCCCAAGGGATCCTGACCGCACAGGGCGATCAGCGATACCAGATCGGCAAGGTTGAGGTACTCCTAGAGCTGCTGACGGCTGGGCAGCGCACCAGCGTGCTGGGCTTGAAGGCCGGTGCCCGTGTCATCGTCCAGGAGCTGCCGCAGCCGGCACCATTCAGTGAGTTCCTCGGCGTGGTCGAGGGCTGGGGCGAGCTGCACCAGCCGGACCGAGTGAGCCTTACCCTGGCCTTGTCGGATCCCCGATACTCGTATGCGGTGGTGTCCTGGGGCCAGGCACCAGCCACCGCGACATGGGGCGGCGTACCCGTTTCGAAGAAGTGGTCCGACATAATTCAGCCGACGGACCTGGACTAGGGAGAATGATGGCGACAACTACATACGGCACCGAATACGTCCAATCGTCCGACCTGGTCTCAAACTGGCCAGGATCCAGCCTCAACGTGGCGAACCGCATCGATGACGTGAGCCTGAAGGGCAACGGCCTGAACAATCAGACCGGGACGTCATACACGCTGGTCCTGACCGATGGCGGAAAGAACGTCACGCTGGATAACGCATCCGCGGTCAGCCTGACGGTGCCGACCAACGCATCCGTAGCGTTCCCGACCGGAACCGGCATCGGCCTGGTCAACAAAGGCGCCGGCGTGGTCACAGTCGCGGGTGCCGGCGGAGTCACCGTCAGCGGAGCATCCCTGACCTTGAGCCAGAACGAGACGGCGGTACTGATCAAGCTGGACACGAACTCATGGGTGATGTCGAAGGGTGGTGGTCTCCCAAAAGCGTCATATAGCTCGACCACTGGCAGCCCCACGGTTACCACGGTGTCGGGCAAGACGTGCGTGCAGTTCACCGGATCAGGGTCCATCACGATCAGCGCGGCGGGCTTGGTGGATGTGCTGATCGTCGGCGGTGGTGGTTCCGGTGGTGGTGCGAACGGAGACACCAACGGTTCAGGTGGTGGTGGTGGCGGGGGTTTTCTAAGCCTAACAAACGTCTATTTAGCCGCTGGTTCTCACACGGTAACGGTTGGTGGCGGAGGCGCTGGTAACTCCACTTCGGGTTCGCGTGGCTCTAGTTCGCTTGTTGGGTCTTTCGCTTCACCCGGTGGCGGTGCTGGTGGGCACTCATCAAACGTTGGCGGTGTCGGAGCAAACGGTGGCGGTGGTGGAGCAGGCAGTGCTGGCGCTTTAGGTTTGCAAGGTTTTGGCAACTTTACTGGTGGCACGGGTGGCACCGCATCTGGCAGTTATCCGGGTGGAGGTGGCGCAGGTGCTGGCGCGAACGGCAGCAACGGTGTCAGTAATACAACTGGTGGCGCTGGGGGCGTAGGTTCTGCGTCCTCTATTACTGGTTCGTCCGTCACTTATGCTGGTGGCGGTGGTGGTGGAACGTACAGCACTTCAGGAACACCGGGTGCCGGGGGAACAGGTGGCGGTGGCGCTGGTGGTGAGCAGGGCGTAGCGGCAACTTCCGGAACGGTTAATACTGGCGGAGGTGGCGGTGGCACTGGTGGCAATCAGACTGCTAACGGCGGTTCAGGCGGCCTCGGCATCGTGATCCTCCTATTCGGATAAGGACAGTCATGGGACACTTCGCACGCATCGACGCCGACAACATCGTGAGAGAAGTTATCGGGGTCGCCAATGCGGCAATGCATGACCAGCCGTTCCCCGAGTCAGAGCCCATCGGCCAGGCCATGCTTGCCGAGTCAGGCTTTACCGGCACCTGGCTGCAGTGCAGTTACAACGGCAACTTCCGCGGCTGCTACCCCGGCACCGGGTACACCTATGACCCGGCCCTTGATTTGT